TTTGTACCGGGGCTTGATGGTCGTAAGATATGGGTACGCTCCGAGCACGCAGCACTTAATAGCTTGCTGCAAGGTGCCGGAGCGATTGTGATGAAGCAGGCTTTGGTCTTGTTGTCGGACAAGATCAAGGCTAACAAGTGGGATGCTAAGTTCGTTGCTAATGTGCATGATGAGTGGCAGATTGAAGCCGCTGAAGCACATGCTGACGAGGTTGGCAGGGCTGCTCGACAGTCCATCATTGAAGCAGGGGAACACTTCAAACTAAGGTGTCCTCTAGACGGAGAATACAAAATTGGACGAAATTGGGCAGAAACTCACTGACAAGAAGTTTGTAGTCTTGGTCTTGACAGACGAAGAACTACAGTTTAAGATCAGCAACAATCTGACACTAGAAGAAGCAGCAATGATGCTCTATGGCTGTCTAGATTACCTGAGTAATGTGCAGGGTCTTTATCAAGATTTAGACCCAACTGTGTTACAATAATTGTATGCGCCTGTGGTGAAAGAGGTAGACACAAGGGACTTAAAATCCCTCGGAGCAATCCGTGCCAGTTCGAGTCTGGCTAGGCGCACCACGGCTCTTGAAGTGTAGATAGCGACACACGGGCTTTGTAATCCCGAGAGCACAGTGCAAGTCTGTGCAAGAGCACCAACTTTTTAGAAAGAGGAAATGAGTATGAGCGAATCTATCAAGCCTGTTAAGATTGCTGGTCAACTGTTCTGGGCGAACTATATGAGCGAGTTCAATAAGAAGTTCAATGAGGACAATGACAAGTATGAGTGCACCCTTGGTGGTCTGTCTGAGAAGGCTTGTGATGCCCTGTCGGAACTTGGTGTGAAGATTAAGGATCGTGATCCGATGGGCAAGTATGTGGTGGCTAAGAGCAAGTATGCTTTTGAGCCTGTTGACGAAGATGGTAATCCGATTGACATTAAGAAGATTGGCAACGGTACCAAGGTTGTTGCTCTGGTGACTTCGTACCGACACAAGATGTCTGCTAAGTTCGGTGCTTCACCCTCGATTCGTAAACTGATCGTCACTGAACTGAAGGTGTATGATCCTGAAGGCAAGGTGGCTGAAGACACTTCTGATGACATCCTCTAAGATTGTAATTGTTGATGCTGATGTTTTCGTCTACAGAATCGGCTTTGCTGCTGAGGATGTAGACGAGAAGATAGCACAAGCTAGGCTTGTCGAGTGGTTTACGGATGTGGTATACATCAACTGTAAAGCTGATGACTACAAAGCGTACATCACCGGCAAGACTAACTACCGTAACGAGGTAGCCAAGACGGTGCCTTACAAGGGCAACCGCAAGGACATGAAGAAGCCTAAGCACTATGACTTCCTACGGGATGTTCTGGTGCGTAGGCTAGGTGCTGAAGTGACTGACGGTATTGAAGCTGATGACGCTGTGGCTATCGCTTCTGCCAAAGACCCTTCAGCAACCATTATCCATGTTGATAAAGACTTGGATCAACTTCCAGGAAAGCACTACAACCCCAACAAAGACTTGCACTATGAAGTGTCAGAAATCGAAGGACTTAGGAACTTCTATAAGCAAATGCTTGTGGGGGACAGAACAGACAACATTGAAGGTGTGCCCAAGATCGGGCCAGTAAAGGCAGGGAAATGGCTCGACAACAAACAGACGGAGCAGGAAATGCTCAATCAAGTGTGGGAACTGTACCAGCAGGCAGGAATGTCGCAGGAAAGACTGATCGAAAACGGTCAACTCCTGTGGCTACAAAGGACTCCGGGGCAAATGTGGTTGCCACCTTTTCCCTTGCAGGATGTCAGTGGAAAGTAATTCGTACGGAGGGGCTTACGGAGCAAGGCCTGTGTGATTCTGAACAGCACACAATCCGCATTCGTGCGGGAATGACTGAACAGAATTCGCAGGCCACTTTTTACCATGAGCTTGTACATGCTATCCTGTTCACGATGGGCAAGACAGGGCATGACGAAGAGTTTGTCAATACCTTCGGTGAGTTTCTATTCCAGTTTCAAAGGACACTCAATGAAGCCAAGTAGTGCCAAGAATAAGGGTAGAATCCTTCAGAAGTGGGTTGTGGATAAGATGCTGGAGTACGGGGAAGGCTTGGAACCCGACGACATCAGGAGCACCAGCATGGGTGCCGGTGGTGAGGATGTCAAGCTATCTCCTGCTGCACGAAGGCAGTATCCGTTCCAGGTGGAGTGTAAGAACCTTGCTAAGATTGCTGTCTATGACTTCTACAAACAGGCAGCAGCGCATGGTACGCATGAACCACTGGTAATTATCAAACAAAATGCTTGTAGGCCTCTAGCAATCGTAGATGCAGACTGGTTCCTGAAGGAGTTTAGGAATGACAAAACTGACCGTTGACATTGACGAGGACATTGTTGATACCTTGTTTGTGGAGTATCTAAAGAAGCAAGTATCCAATCTAGAGCACGACTTTAAATCTGCACGGCATCCTGAAGACAGGATGATGTTCATTCAGGTTCACGCAGCTTGCCTTACTCTATTGCAATGGATGTCTTTACACGGTGACTTTACAAAGTTCATGGAGAAACAATATGGAAGTAAAGCTGATTAAAGAGAATCCTGATGGGTCTGCCGACTACAGTTTCTTTATGTCTGAGGAAGAGCAGCAACTTCTTCTGAAGTGGGCAATCATAGAAGCTATTAAGCGTGGAATTGAGGAAGGAAAGAAATATGTCCCAAGCGAAACTGATATGGGCAACACCGGGGGGTGACTGGAATGTGGCTTACATGGCTCGGGTGTCTAATCCTGACAATCAGGACAATCCCGAGTATGCTAAGCTGATCGGCTACCTGATGAAGCACAAGCATTGGAGTCCATTTGAGATGGTTAATGCTTGCCTTGAGATTGAGACTACCCGTGACATTGCCCGTCAGATTCTGCGGCATCGTAGCTTCAGCTTTCAAGAGTTCAGTCAACGGTATGCTGTTGCTAACGGCTATGAGTACGCTGAAGCACGGCTGCAAGACACCAAGAATCGGCAGAACAGTATCGAAGTACAGGACAAAGAGCTTCAACGAGCTTGGAATGAACTACAAATTGGCGTGTTGATTGCGTCTAAACGAGCATACGAATCTGCGCTGAATATGGGAATAGCAAAGGAAGTTGCTCGGAAAGTCTTGCCAGAAGGCATTACAACGAGTAAAATGTATATGAATGGAACGCTTAGGAGCTGGTTGCACTACATTTCAGTTCGCACCGATCCAAGCACCCAGAAGGAACACCGAGTAGTGGCAGAACAGTGTAAGGAAATCTTGAAGAAAGAATTCCCTAAAGTAATGGAGGCCTATGAGCAATTCTATGGAGTTTGATGACTATCAAGAACGGGCATGGAAGTTTGCTAAGCAGACAGCAAAGACAACACAGTATCTTCTTCCAGGTCTTGCGGGTGAAGTAGGAGAGCTTTCTAGTCTGTATGCCAAGAATGTCCGTGACGGTGGTGTTATGGACTACAAACTACTAAAGAAGGAACTAGGAGACATCTTGTGGTTTGTGTCTTCTATTGCTTTCTTCAACGGGATTTCGCTTGCTGAAGTAGCGCAAGCAAACATTGACAAACTTAACTCTCGTCAACAGCGGGGTACTATCGGAGGATCGGGTGATGATCGATAACGACAAACAGAACTTTATTTTCAGTTTTACTGACTTCGATGGTGTAGAAGCTGTCGTTACCAAGTATAGCGACGAGGGCTTTTCATGGCCTGTTGTTTTGCTGAATGTGGTGAATGTTCTTGAGAAACAGTTTGGATACGAGATTGCTCCTAACATTCAGATTAAGGGCGTGAGTCTTGAAGAATTGAAGGACGATCCCTATGCTTTTATTTCCCCGTTGCGGCGTCTTCACGAGATTGATGAGGAATTGGGACTGTTCCCTGAAGCCAAAGCAGGATTGACTGACTGATGCGTATTCTGGTGATCCCTGATTGCCAAGTTCGGGCAAGTGTTCCTCTGGAGCATCTGACCTGGGCAGGACAAGCAATCGTAGACTACAGGCCCGATGTTGTCGTGAACATTGGAGACTTCGCTGACATGCCTAGTCTGTCCACACACGACAAACCCGGAAGTAAGTTCTTTGAGGGTTTGCGATACAAGACTGATGTAGAGGTGACTAAGGAAGCCATGAAGAAGCTACTAGCACCTTTGCGTGACTTGCAAGGCAAGCAGAAGAAGAACAAAGAAAAGGTTTACAAACCTCGGATGGTTTTGACACTAGGCAACCATGAGAATCGTATTAACCGTGCAGTCTCTAACAACCCGACTCTTGAGGGGCTTATCAGCACTCAGGACTTGGGATATGAGAAGGATTGGGAAGTTCATCAGTTCCTGCATCCTGTTTTTATTAACGGTGTTGGGTTCAATCA